CTTCAACAAATATTAAAAGCTTATTATTAACAAGAAAAGGCGAACGATATGAACAACCTAACTTTGGAACTGACTTATTAAATTTAGTATTTGAACCAAATATTTCAGAGTTAAAAGATTTTGTATCTACTACTATTAATGATGCAGTTAATTTTTGGCTACCATATATTACAATTACAGAATTAAATATTGTTACCGGCGATGATGATCCAAATCTAGTACATAATCTTAAGATATCTATTAGTTTTACAGTAACTGGATCAAATTCTGAAGAAACAATTACAATATTTGCAGGCCAAGACGGAATACTTAGAATAGAATAGGATAAATTATGGAAGTATCAAAAGACGTATCATATTTAGGAAAAGACTTTGGTCAATTTCGTAAAAATTTAATAGATTTTACAAAACAATATTTTCCTAATGATTATACTGACTTTAATGAGTCATCACCTGGCATGATGTTTATGGAAATGTCAGCATATGTTGGAGATGTTTTAAGTTATTATGCAGATAATAATCTTAAAGAATCATTATTAGAACAAGCATCAGAAAGAAAAAATATATATGACTTAGCTAGGTCATTGGGATATAAAAGTAAAAATGCAATTCCAGCTTATACTGATATTGATATATTCCAATTAGTACCAGCAACCGGAAGTGGTAATCTTAATGCACCAGATTTTAATTATTGTTTATCAATTAAACCAGGCATGCAAGTAAAACAAAAAGACGGACCTGCAGAATTTAGAACATTAGATTCAGTAGATTTTTCTTTTAGTTCATCATTTAACCCAACCGAAGTAAGTGTATATGAAAGTGATGACACAACAAAACAACCAGTATATTATTTATTAAAGAAAAAAGCTCAAGTTGTATCTGGAGAAGTAAAAACTGCAACGTTTACATTTACTACTCCTAAGCAATATGATAAAATAGTATTAGATGATACAAATATTATAGATATTCTATCATGCGAAGAATCAGACGGAGATAATTGGTATCAAGTTGATTATTTAGCACAAGATACTATTTTTAATCAAGTTCCAAATTTATTAGAGAATGATCCAGATTTTGTTCAATATAGAAGTTCAAGTCCTAGTTTATTAAAACTTCGCAAAACGTCAAAACGATTTATTACAAGATTACGAAGTGATAAAAAAATAGAACTTCAATTTGGAGCAGGAATATCAGATAATAATGATGAAGAAATTATACCAAATCCAGATAATGTTGGAAATGGTCTTGCTGGATTTCGTAAACCAATTGATGTTGACATAGATCCTTCTAATTTTTTATATACTAGAGCTTATGGAGCAGCTCCTGCTAATACAACGTTAACTGTTACATATACAGTTGGAGGAGGAGTAAAAGATAACGTACAGTCTTCAGTTTTAACTAATGTTGAAAAAGTAGAATTTGATGATGATCCAAATGCTACAACTAGTACGGCTATGACAAACTTTGTTAAATCTAGTATAAGTACTACAAATGAAAACCCTGCTCGGGGAGGTAAATCTGCAGATACATTGCAAGACATAAAAAATAATGCATTATCTAATTTTGCAACTCAGAATCGATTAGTTACTAAAGATGATTATATTATTAGATGTTATTCAATGCCAGCAAAGTTTGGAAGTATTTCAAAAGCATATATAGTTCCAGATGATCAATTATCACAAAATCAAATGGAAGAAACAAGAATTCCAAATCCATTGGCTATGAATTTATATACTTTAGGAGTTGATAATAATAATAATTTAACAACTCTTAACGATGCAATTAAAACTAATTTAAAAAATTATTTAGATTATTATAGAATATTAACAGATGCTGTTAATATATTAGATGCATTTATTGTTAATATTGGTATAGACTTTGAAATAACGGTTAATACAAATTATAATAGTAATGAAGTCTTATTACAATGTATTAATTTATTAAAACAATTCTTTTCAATTGATAAATGGCAAATTAATCAGCCAATTATTATGTCAGAAGTAATGAATGTGCTAGGAAATACGGCTGGAGTACAATCTGTTGTTGATTTAGACTTTAAAAATTTATATGATACAGCTAATAAGTATTCTGGAAATGTATATGATTTAGAAAGCGCTACAAAACAAGGAATTATTTATCCACCTTTAGACCCTGGTATATTTGAAATTAAATTCTTAAATAAAGATATTAAAGGAAGGGTAGTAAATTTTTAATTTAATATTTATTTAAAAAGACTATAATTATGTTTAAAATAATATATCCATCTAATGATGCTACCTTATATGAAGGCAAACCTACGTATAATACCGGCATCGATGAAATTTTAGAAGTAGGAAAACATTTAACAGTTGCAGTTACTTCTAGTCACTCATTATCACGAACTTTACTCAAATTTGATATGGCAGATGTTAATTCAGCGTTAACAAAATATACTAAAACGGTTAATGATTGTAAATTTATGTTGCAATTATATACAACTCATACTAAAAACTTACCTGCTAGTTTTACGGTTGACGCAAACGTTGTAGGACAAGATTGGACTAATGGCACTGGATTTTTTAATTCTAGTACTGCAATTATAGATGGATGTTCATGGAATCAACCTGGTTCTGGATCAATTTCTTGGATATCTAGTAGTCAAAATATTAATATGCCTACTGGTAGTACATTATATGTGTCTGGATCTGGTAAAGGCGGAAGTTGGTTATATGAATCCGGTTCTGCTGCTTCAAGTGGTAGCGCTACATTATATTCACAATCATTTGACGATACTAATTTAAATGATACATCAGTTAGACCAACTGATATCAATATTGATGTTACTGACGCTATTAAATTATGGATATCTGGAAGTGGTGGGTATACAGTACCAAACTATGGATTTATTTTAAAATATTCAGATGCAGACGAATCTAATGCTGGTGTTGCTGGAGATATTAGATTTTTTAGTAGAGATACTCATACTATATATGTTCCTAGATTATTAATGTACTTTGATAAATCTAGTTTTGAAACAGGAAGTTTAGATCCAATTGATTCTAATTCATTTTCAGTCTATACGGAATTGAAAAAATCGTATAAAGATGAAGAGGTAACAAAAATTAGACTATATGGTAGAGATAAGTATCCGCAGAAATCTCCCACTAATACATTTCCATTACAAACTATTAAGTATATTCCTAGTAGTTCATTATACTCGGTTATAGATGCCGCTACAGACGAAGTTATTATACCGTATGAGTCAGAGTATACAAAAGTTAGTTGTGATAGTACTAGTAACTTTATTTATCTAGATATGACAGGATTAATGCCAGAAAGATATTATAGATTAGAATTTAAAGTTGTTAATGGATTTCTAGATGAATATATTAATGACAAGTTATTTTTTAAAGTTACTAGATAATCATTCATAATTTTTTAGTTTAATATTTATAGATATATGATTCAAACTAAGTTAATTAACATATTAAAAAAATTACCTAAAACTTCTGCTAAAACTTCTGCTAAATCAACAGAGAAGATTGTCAATCGTGAAGCTAAGTCAGTAGAAAAGGTAATAGATACCTTGTCAGATAGTGAACGATCTTATGTCACCAATCAAAATGCCGCTGATTTGGAGTTAGATCTTTCCGAAGAAGAAGGTAGTGATTCACAAATTGATGAAAGTGCAGTAAAAGTATTTAAAGACTCAGCTGTTTTTGATAAAAAAGATAAAAGATTTACATATAAAGACAAAGTTCGAAAAGACAAAAAGTTAAAGAAGAAATATCAAGCAATAAGTAAGCCCACTCCGACAGCTCCAGAATACGCTATGTATTTACAATATAATAAAAAAGGTATTTTTTTAAAGACAAATTTAAAAGAATTAAATAATCGTGATAAAAATGGATCAGTTATTATAAATATAGGAGATAAATAATGGCTAAATCACCAAATGACAGATCTAACAATAAAAAGGTAGATCAAGTAAAAATGGGTCGTCCAAAAAAGAAATTTCAAAAAAATAGACCTAAACAACGTAAAAGAAAAAGTTTATTCGACAAAATTCAAGCTAAAGCGGCTGCTGAAATTAAAACGTTTTCTGAATCTAATATACCTGCTAATAATGAAAATTCAATAATATTTGAACAAATAAGAAAAAATTACACAAACAGATCAGTTGTTAAAAATATTGATACGGCATTTAGTTATTATAAATTTCCACCAACAACAAAGCTTAATGTAGCTGATTTTTCAATACCAGCTTCAAATATTGATATATTAGAAAATGTACAAAAATCTCTAGTTAAAGATGCACCAGATAATATAAGTGGATATCATATAGTACCTATCACAGCTTTTCCATCGCTAGGTGCAAATTCTTGGAAAAAAACTAGTGTCAGATGGAATTCTTCTTGGAATATTTACGAAAAAAATTCAGTTGGCAGAGGAGAATCAAAAAGACCAACTCCGTTTTTACAGACAATAAGTGGCCAGCCATTAAAAGACGGCAAATTTTATTTAACGCCAGACATTATAAAAACTGTTACAGAACAAGGTAAAGCTATTAAATTTAAAATACAATTTACGTTTAATTCAAAATCAGTTGACGAAGGCACTATGAGGAAGAGATACGCAGATGGTGCACCAGAAGTAGCATATAATCCTGGTCCAGTAGAAGGAGTGACATATCCATATGAATATAATTGTGGGATGAATTTATGGCTTAAAAGGATATCTGCGGTGTCTGGATGGCATTATGATAATCCGACTGGAAATGATGGTAAAGCAATATATAATCCTAGTGCAACAGTTCATGCAACAATGGATTATAATACATGGAGATTATATAGAGGGGCTGAATGGAGCGCTGCTAACCCAACAAATAGTAAGGTTTCCATTAAAGTTAATTTGCAGTATATAATAGATCCTAGACAAATGAAGCCATATGATTATTGGGAGGTTGCATCAAGTAGTGGTAACCCAGCTTATTATATTACAACTGGCACTTATTGGGAAGTAGAATTAATTGATGATCCTGGCCTTCACAAGGGAAATCTTATTCCTAAAATGGATTCGACCACAAGAAGTAAATACTATGGTAAACAAGTAATAATGCCAAAAAGGCAATTTGGTGGATATGATAAGACCACACAAGATCTTTTTCCAGCAATTGGGCCTGGAATGATTAGTAAAGCAATGCAAGATAAAGCAGCAAGAGAAGCTGCAGCAAAAGCAAAAGCAAAAGCAGCAAGAGAAGCTAAAGCTAGGAAAGATTGGCTAGCAAATGAAGCTGCAAGAATTGCAGCAATTAAAGCAGCGCTAGCTGCAAAGGTAAAAGCGGCCATGGACAAAGTGTTTAAAGATAAAGGTAATAAAGAAGCTGATAAGGCGGCCGAAGAATCATCATTTACATCTACTATACAGCCAAATCCACCATCCCAAGCGGAACTAGATGCTATTAAAGCTAATGCAGCTGCTCAAATAAAGGAAATGTTGGAAAACCTTCCATTTGGAAAAAAAGGTGGATGATAGTAAATTAATTTAATACTTAGAATATAATATGTTAACGCAGTACACAAATAAAGATAAACTTTTAAATGAATCAAAAGCAACTAATGCTGAGAGGTATGATGCAAACGATCTAGATTTATTTAAAAAATCATTATTTCAATATGGTGAAGTAGATCTATCGACTGCTAATGCATCAAATGAATTTCATGTTTATTCTGGAGATACATGGATTACTGGAAAACATAAGGTAGATTTTTCAAATTTTGACCAGACGGCTTTTACTGAAGCTGGAGCTCAAATACAATTAACAAGTCCTGTTAAATTTAATTTAAGTCAAGAACTTAGAAAGTTAGAATTAACATCTGGTAATTACAGAATAATATTAAACTTTTTTCAAAATATACTTGGAAGTTATAATGCACCATTAATGGTTATTGATGAGATATCTCCGGATAGAACAGAAGTACGATTACGTGCAATTGACGAAACTAATCCAAAATTTTTATTATCAATTAATCAATATATTAATAACGTTGCTGGAATACAAACTGCATTAACAGATGAAGATAATGTTAGTTTTCTATTAAATTTTTCAAGAAATAAAACAAATTTATTTGTTAATAGTGTAGTTGTAGGAAAATATTTATTTGTTAAGTTATATAAACCACTAGATGATGATATTGAGAAAAACTTTAAATGTTGGATTGTTAGAGAAAATAAATTACCATATGTAGATAATATTTCTGTTTCAGAAGTATTAGATCAGATTACATTTAATGTGTTACAAGGAACAAATTGGGAAGCTTCTGCAGAACAAGATACATCAAATGCAACAACTTTAAAATCATGGAGCGACTTATTAGGGTCGTCAATGCAAACATCTCAACAAATAATTGATAGTTATTTTTCCGGTAGTTTAGGCGGCGTTAAATTAAATATTGATTTTGGTGATTTTAATAATTTTGTTTTTTATAGCTCAGCAACAGAACGATTAGATAATTTTAAATATAAAATTGAATTATTAGAATACTATACCGCTCAATCTGCATCAGCTGTAACTTTATCCGGATCGGCAGCTATAGCAAATGCAGCTGATTTCAATAATTTATATACAAATTTAGTTGGAGGAATGGATCAATTTGAACAATATTTATATTATGATTCATCTTCAGGAATATTTACCCATGATATTCCATTAGCTAATCCAGTTGTAGAATTTGTTACTGGAAGTTATATAAGTCCGGCTCCTAAATCTAATAATACTTATCCATATGAGTTATATTCTGTAACAAGTAGTAATTTTGAATCTTGGTATACTGGAATCCATGAAAGTGCCTCTATATATGATCTTAGAAATAATAATCGATTAATAAGAAGTATTCCAGAGTTCATGTTGTTAGATGAAAACAATGAACAATTATCTACATTTGTTAATATGTTAGGTCATCATTATGATATATTATATACATATATAAATGCAATGACTTTAATTAATTCTAGAGATGAGCATCCTAAACAAGGTATGCCAAATGAATTATTATATACTGTAGCTAAACAATTTGGATGGAAAT